TGATAGAGGAGTAATGTCTACTCGTTCTCTACCACCAGCGTTATCTCCAACCATAATCATTTGTTGTCCTCCAGTTATGAAAGAACCACCACGAGCAAACGCTGGAGGTTTTTGTCCAGCAATTAAACCTGCTTGAGCTGCACCAGATGCTATGACCAAAGCTCTTTGTGCTTTCAAAGCCATAGCTCCTGCTGCTGCTTTACTTCCAGCAGCTACATTTCCTACTGCAAACATTGATGCTGCTACGCCCTTTAATTCTTCTTGCATATCTTTTAACTTAGAAGCAGTAGACATAGAACTTAAAATTACTTTAATAATTTCATTGGCTTGATTTATTTTAAATATAGTGTTTTGTTGTTTTTGTAGATGTTTTAAAGCATCTCTTTCCATATCTTGTCTTTTTTCTGCACTTGCATTTCTATAAGCATCAGTATCTCTCAACGCAGAAAGCTCTGCTTGTTTTTGAGCATTTATATTTTGTTGTGCCATATTAAGAACTTTGTTGAAATGGTCATTAAATAACTGTTCTCTTGTTTGTAGTCTTAATATTTCTCCTTCGTCCATTATTTTTTGTTCTGCTTCAGTTAACTCTCTAAAGTTAGAGTAAGCAGCTATTAAAGCATTTGGATCAAAAGAAAATGCAAACCCTAAGTCTACTTGTTCTGCTTTTGTTTTTGCTATTTCTTCTTCAAGTCCTGCTATTTTTCTTATGGTAGCTTCATATTTTAGTGCGTGTTCTATTGATTTTTCTGCTAATTCTTTTTGATTTTCTAATGTATCTCTGCGTTTTATATCAAATGCTAACGAATCTTTTATTGCGTCTAATATTTCTTGATATTTAGCTTCTCCCAAGTTTTTAACAATTTCTTCTTCATCTTGTAGTGCTTTTGTTAAAGATGTTTCTTGTGCAGCTATTTTATTATTAATATCAATTAACTCTTTTTTAGTTGGAGCTATTAGTTTATTTGCTTCTGCCAATTTAATAGCATTACCTTCTTGTTCTATTTGTTGTAATTTTATTTTTTCGTTTGCTAATTCTAAATCAGCAGTTTCCTGGTTTAATTCTTTTAATTTTCTAATTGTTGTTTCTTGTGGCGTTTCATTCATTTGTTTGAAAAATTCAGCTACATCTGAAAAACTTTCTGCAAGTCCTTGAACAATTCCTTTCATTACTATAAAATCTCCAATAGCAGCTTTCATTCTTGTAAATGCGTCTGCCATATTAGAAACTGCACCAACCATAGTTTGAGAAAGTTTGTCTGTTGCTCCTGCAATACCAACTTCTGGATCAAGCAAAGTTTCTTGTAATGCTTTTCTAAAAGCTGGTAAAGTCATTTTAGATAAATCATCAATACCTTTTGTATCACGAATAAGTTGCAATATACCTCTTTCACGAAGTATGTCTGCTGCTCCTGCACCACCAGCAAATGCTCTACCAAGTGCTTGTGCTGCTTCAGTAGCAGTTACACCCATAAACGCTGCTAAGTCAGCAGTAGGTTTAATCATTTCCTCTGCATTTGTACCAAATGCTTTTAATGCTGCACCAGCTTCAACAACATCTGTTAGTGTGAATGGAGTAGTTGCTGCTACTTGATTAAATTTTTGGAATGCCCTCTCTCCTGCTCTAACAGAACCAAACATTGAATTAAGTCTTACCTGAACAGCTTCAAATTCCATAGAGGTTTGTATAGAACTTCTAATACCTGCTGCCATACCACCAAAAGCAAATGTTACAAGAAGAATTTTATTTCTTAATGCTCCGATGCGTCTTTGCAAACCTGAAGTAGAAATACGAAATCTGTCTTGTGCTTTAGCATTCTTTTTTAATTGAACTTCTAATGCCTTATTACGCATTCTTAAAACTCGTAATTGCTCTTTCAACTTAGCAATTTGCGTAGAAGTTTTTAACATCGCAAAACGATGTTTTTCTTCAGCTTGTGTTAACTGCTTGAATGCTTTAACTGCTTTAAGATTTGCGTTATTGAATTGTCTTTGGTTTCTGGAAAGAGATCGTTGAGCTGTAGCCAGCAAGTCTAATTTTTCTAAAAGTTTTTCTGCACTACCACCAGTAGTAAATTTTAATTGTATTTCTAATTGTTTAGCCATTTTTTATTTTATTATATTGTTCTGATTGTACATAATTTAACATTTTTTCTATAACATTGCACTTATCAATCCATTTTTTTGGTTGATTTCCATACGATCCTTCATACGGAGGTACTTTCATCTTCTTACAATAGGTATATCGTTGTATATCTCGTTGATATTCTCTGCTAATAAAGTGATTAGGACACGCAAAAAATGGTAGGTGTGACTTAATACTTTGGTGTAACTCGAACTTTCGTTCTGATGTTTTGTTATGTTCTTCTAATTCTTCTTTTAAGAGATTGATAACATACCATACATCGTCCATAGATGTAAAGGTGTGAACGCTGTTATTCTTTTTTAGAGGTAACTTAGCTTTATATGGAAAGGTAGAATATTTGCAACCCTCACACCAATCATCTATCAATATATTTAACTCAAGTGAGAGGGATTCTATTCCCCCAAGCTATTGTATTCCTGAATAGCAAGTTGTAATTCTACTCTATCTTCAATAGATAAAGATTTAATGTATTTATCATCTGCTTTGTCTACACCACTTCTAATCCATAGTGTACTTAATGCAAATTGATTTTTAATTACTGATTGTCCATCTACATTTTCAAATTGTATAGAATCCATACATTTGTCAAATGAATCTACAGACATTTCTATAAGGGTAGCTTTCTTGCCACTCTTAAGCGTTATTTTTTTAGACATCGATTATCCTTTATTTGTTTTATTCTTCTGTTATTGAAACAAGATTACCTGATGTACCAGCAACTGCTTTTGTGCTAACTGATAAGAACATTGCTTCCTCTTCAGAAAAACTAACATCTGTAATAATAGAAGTAGGCATTGACACTCCTACATTTCTTGTTGATGATGTTAATGCTGCTAAAGTGTTTGCAACTGTACCAGTTGACTGATTGTTGAAATCTTCAACTAATCTTGCTGTTTCGTCATCGTATTTTATACTTGCATCAAATGTTGCAGAAACTTCTGGTAAAGCTCTTGCAATTACTTGGTAGCTTCCTGCTGCGTCAAAGCCCATAAATTGAGCATCGTTTTCAAGCGTGAAGCTAAATGATTTTAAAATTGGATCTGCAATACCTGCAATAGTTGTATCTGCTCCTGTATCTCCTGCATCGCCATAATCTGACATAAAGTAATTAGAGTTAAAGTGAGCTGTACCATTTGAAGGTGCTAAATCTGTTGGTGATAAATCTGGAACCATACCTGATTTAAATGTTCCTGAAAATTTAACTCTTCCTGACTCTTCGCCAATATCTGCACTAATAGTAAGTGATGTTAATACACAACCACCAAATAGCATTTGATAACCACTTTGTGGTGATTCAATTAACACGGTAAAAGTACCAGTGTTGTCAGAATATACATCGCCTACTTTAATTTCTGTTGGCTCATAGTCAAACTCAATATCGTAAGTAGAAGAAGTTTCTTGAGTGATGTTTTGTAAAAGCACTGGTAAGATAGTATCATCTGCGATACCTGAAAAACTTATTTCTTTTACAGTTAATTTATTTGTTAAGAACATATCAACTGCTTTTAATGTTCTACCAGTTCCGTGTCTTACATCTAACACCTGTTGTGGGTTTAATGAAGGAAACTCAATAGAGTCAATATTAATATAATTAAATGTTCCGTTACCTGCTGCTTGAATTGCAGTACCTGCTGCTGTTTCAGGAGCTATCGCTAACTGAAAATCTTTTGGACTAAAACTTACTTTACTGTTCGCCATCGTTCTTTACCTCTTTTTTTACTTTTGACTTTACTTCTTCTATATAATCTTTTGCTAATTCTGGCACAATATCTAATTCTACTGATTTACCATTGTTTAATAAATACCATTTTTCTTTTCCTAATTTCAAGAAACTTGGTTTGCGTGGCAATAAGCCATCTTTTAGTTTATATTTTTTTGCCATAATTAACTCCTTACAATATAAAAAAGTCCATCTGAAGTTACAAAGAAATTATTATTAGATGTAATAAATCTTACAAACTGCTCGTGTACCTCTTCGTACAGCACTGGAACGGTTATTCTTGACACGTAGACATTATCTATCCCTGCGTCTACATTATGCTCTACTTCAGGCATACCTGCGTAAAAATAGGGTATATCTCCACCATTTGAGTTGTTAAACAATATGGTTTCAATTCTGGTAACATCTTTGTACATCTGGTCTAATGCTTTCTCGTTATCTCTGTATGTCTTTAATATATAATCCATTTGTATATTATAAACATTGATGTAGGACTTTGTTCTTTTATCTACTAATTCTTGTGAGGTAGGATAAATGCGTAATGACTTTGTACCGATGTCTTGATGTTGATTATCAAAGTATATTGGCAATCCACCTTTAAACTCTGTGCGTAACTTATCACGCAACGGAATCATAATCTTTTCATAAGTAATATTTTCGTATGTCAAAGCCATTATCGTACATTTCCTACGGTTATATCAAA